CTAATGCTTTAACTCTTCTAGCTAACTCGCTGAGCTTCTTTGAAAGCTTCTTAGCCTCCTCCGCCTTCATTTGTGGCAAGAGTTTCTCAAACTGTTTGATAAGTTCCTCGTAGTCTACCGGTTTTGGTGCTTGCTCTTCAGGAGCAACGTTTACCTGAGCCACCTGCGGTGAAGGCTTCTGATCCGCGTTAACGGACACAGCCTCCACCTCCATTTTGGAGCTAATATTTTTGTCTTCGGGTTCTTGCAGCCTATCAGGCTTAGAACCCACATCGCCATCCGAAACGGATGACCGTGAAGAATCCGGCTCTAAAACGCCGGACTTGGATAGACTTGTTAAAACGGCACTCCACTGGGCGTCGTTCATAGCTGCGTAGAAGCCCAGCGGTTGGAAGCTTGTATTCTCGTAAGCCGGGCTTGCAACTATGCTTAACTCTCTAACCTTGGGTTTGCGGACGACTTCCCAAGCACCTGGACATAAATGTATAAGCATGCCTTCTCTCCGCGTCTGTCTTTTACATTTACTACACTCAACTTCATCGCTATCTACTTGAATGCTGACGTGTGAAACATAGCCTCTGACGATTTTCTCAACAATCCTGCTATCCCCTACTTCGGCTCGGAATAGAACCTTATCTCCGTCACGCCAAGCGTCTACAACCTTTCCAACAATCATCAGAGCAGACTCCGCATGGTCTACCCTAAGCTGGGCACCCTTCAACGTCTGAACGATATAGTCTAAGTCTTCCTCCGGAACCTGCCACTTGTTCTTGTTGACAGTCGTATCTATTGCAACACCCTCGATATTTATTAGCCCCTCCTTTAGAGCAAATTGGGCTTTATCCCCCTGCTCAACAGCCTTAAACGGCACAAAATACCTCACTTGCATACTTCAATCCCTCTTCAACAAATTTATTCAAGAATTGCTGGAAAAACCATATTCGGATACTTCTCTCTAAAATACGTTTGACGCAAACTCGCAAAGCCCTCCCAATCCTCAAGCATACTCTTCTTCTCCTCCTTAGGCATGTAGCCTTCACATTTTATTCCAAGCCTGTTGACCTCGCACGGCTGATGCGGTATTTTCAACTCTTTATAATGGTTTAGCAGATGTGCATGTGCCTTTTCAACAGCCTCCTTCTTGGAGACGTTCTTCGGCTTTATATGTGTAACCCTAGCCATAGCGTTCTTCAGATGCGGAACATCTATGCTTCCATCGGGCTTGTGATGCGGCAGATGCCTCAATGTTCTTGGAACGGTTTTACCCTCCTCGTCTTTCTCACCGCCAGGCTCAATATATGCGAACGCTGAGTCGGGTAGGTCATTCATATATTTCGTCGTCCACTTGGCTGCTTCAAAACCCATTTCCCCATATACACCTCCCGTTAAATAATACCCGTGAGATCATTCAACATGTGAAATATTCAAATAAGCCTGGAGAAACCGTTTCCTAAGCTCATTCCAGGCTTTAAAATCGAGTAAAAGCTGGATTTCACTTTTCAAATGCTTTTCAAGCCACCTTCTCACAGACTCCTTGTCCTTGAAACGCTTCTTATCAAATATGTAGTTTTGAATCTCCCATCGGTTTGTCCCCTTAACCCTGCCCAGTGTAATTTTAACACCGTTCGTTATCTCTTTAACCCTAAACTTGTCGAATTTATCGGGGTCTTGAACCCTATACCTGAAAGTGTTCTCCGTCTCGTCTAAACCCGGCATATTTTACTCCCCCTCACGGTTAACGTCAACAAGTTCAAGCCAACACCTGCAGTTGGGATGCAAATTTACCTTCCAACTGTCTATTTCCTCATCCCACTGCTCGGCGTTTTCAAAATATTTTGACGGATTTTCATCCCCCTCGCAAACGTATTCGCTATTCTCTAAGGCTGAACATTCATCGCAAACCTTCTCATCAGCCATAGTCCTATATGCGTAAACCCTCTGCTCTCCACGTCTTGAAAAACCCCAGAAGCCCAAACCTAACGCCTCCTAGTTGAGAAACTTCCTATGACGTTGCAGGACGGCTTGAAGCTCCTCAGCCGTCTCAATCGGATACTCCTCTGAAAAGCCAAGCTGAACACGGGCTTCTTTAGGCAGGATAATACCCTTATCAACCAAGTCTCCAAGCACCTTAGCCTTATCTTGGAATGTGGGTTCCCAGATCGGCTTCCATTTAATTTTTGGAACTTCAATCCCCTCTCCGAACTCGCTTTTAACAAGCTGTTTAAATAATACCGTTTCAAGCGTATCACCGATGATCTCCTGCATCATCCTCAACCTCGTAACATACTCCTGCATTACAACCTCCGCCGTAGCTCTATTAGTACCCTCCGAATATCCTAGGAAGATTTTCGGCACGCCTAACACGGCTTCACGTTGTCTAAGCAGATAGTCAAGCCAAAACGTCACATTCACGTCTTTTGTCAGGCTCGGTATGACTTCAACGTCTACGTCTCCACGCACAAAAACATCTGTCGCGGGCTTACGGTCTCTGAATGCTTCAACAAGCTGAGCCAACTGCTGATCTGAGAACGGCCTCTCAGGTGTTCCAGCCTTCACGACGAGCATCGGCTTAGCATACGTGTGAACTATAACAGCCATATCGTCTTCAAGCTGATCTATAAGAGCCTGAATTTTAAGCAACGGTCTAAGAAGGCTTGTTCCATAGGCAGACTCATAGTGCCATGACTTGGCTCCCCATTTGAAGTGGCATATTTCATCGCTTGCGAAAACTACAGGGGGGAATGTGAGGAGCTGAATATAGCCTAAAACCTGACCGTAGGCATCTCGACGGACGCGCATGTGTACAGGATCGAGAGGCTTAAGCCATTCAATTTTACCCGTGTCTTCATTTCTGCAGATTTCAAGGTATGCGTTTCCGAAAACGAGCATGTCTGTTGCGACTATACGTAAAGTTTCAAGGATGTTCTGCTCGTCAAGCCAATTCTCCAACCATTCTCGAACGTTATCTTCCCCGCCTTCCAGTTCAAACCCGTTGCTTATTGCAAGATTCACGGTTACGTCGATCGATGCCTTGATGTATGGTGTGAACGTGTAGAGGTCCTTATATTTGGGCAGATCCTCTATTGGAACTGTACCCCAAAGTCTTTCCCAGTAGGCCGTGTATGGTGGTGTTACGAAACCTGCGCCTGAGCCTTTCAATACATATTTCTGAAGATAGCCCCATAGAACGTTATCCGCCTTCCATCCGAGCGGAATCTCCTCTTCAATCTGTTTCCTGCTGACATCTGGAGGGTACAGTCTCTGAGCTATGAAAGCTTTCCTTGCTTTTTCTACAACCGCTTTAAACCCTCTCCGAATAAAGCTCATAATATCACCGTTTAATGTGGAATTATGACGGCTCCTCTACCGGGCATGGGGGTTTGAACGGCTGCGTAAACGGCTAAAGCCGTAGCCCAGAACACATCATCGTGGGAGCCTTCTGGATGCGAGAAGCGTATATGACCCGTTTTCATAAGCTCAAACTTTTCAATATTCAATTCAGAGCATAGGTCTATATCCTGCCGTTTGCGAACAGGCTCATAGGGTATGAGAAACTCCTTCTGCCTCATCTTTTCACGTAAAACCGTAGCCATATCTTCCTTCGACTGGACTGTAAACATTATGCCTTGAACGTTTTGAATCCCACTGTGAACCATATCCTCTACGATGTAATTTCCAACACCCGTGATGTCCGCGTAGACGCTGTGAACCGTCTTCCACCTGTCTTGGAGGCTTTTAACATATCCGATTACGCTCGCATATTCAGTATTCAATGGGAATCTGTGGACGTGAACCAACTTCAAAACATTACCGAATTTTTGAACCACTACAACAACACTGTAGTCCTGTTGCTTGCCGAAGTCTACTCCAATATAGAAGTCTCCTTGAGGAGACTCGTGGAAGTCGTATGGTATTAATTCTGAATCTATACATGAAGCTATGAGGCTCTGAGGAAGCCAAGAATCGATGTCTTCTACAAACTGTGCCTCAAACTCCCTCTGGAACCGTTCAGCCGGTAGAAGCCTCTGCATCTCCTCTATAAACTCACGTTTAACGAGACCTGCTTCAACGACTTCACGCCATGTGACGACATGCTTGCTGTAAGCGGGGTCGTTGCACATCTTATAAAATACTGAATCCGTACTCCAAGGCGTGCTGCTCGCAATCAATATCCCATCAGTCGTGGAGAGCATAGGCATAAGCACGTTGTAAAACACCAATTCATCATCCCTGAAGAAACTCGCTTCATCCGCTATAACTTGATGAGCCGTATAGCCCCTGAGAAGCTGGGGACTGTTCGGTAAGACTACGATTCTTGAGCCATTTTTAAATTTTATAATCGTCCTCTGCTGTTTTTCGATAAGCGCATGTTTAATTTCAGGCTTTAAAGAGCCGAGGAAGTCGTGGATTTTATCACTCATAATCATGCTCTGCCTCAGCGAGGGTGCAACTATAAGCGTGAGAGTTTTGGGATGTGTAACCGCAAACCATATCGCCCTTAAAGCGATGGTGGTTGTCTTACCGCTCTGGCGACACATTCTGACGACAATACGCTTCGACTCATCCTGTAACAGCTTCTCCTGATACGGTGTCGGCTTGAAGTTGAAAAGCTTAACCGCGAATTCAACGGGGTCACTTGGAATAGACGGGGGCTCCTCTTCTTGTTCCTCTCTCGGCTTTAGATCTCTTAACCTCCTCTTCAAGCTCCAATAGCTGCTTTTGAATCTCATCCATGCGGACATCTTTCAGAATACCCCCGATAACCTGACCCAAATATCCGACCAGACGGATGGCTTCAAGCCGAAACTTC